GTTTTGACTATTCTCAGCAAGAGCCTAGGTTGGTAGTGCATTATGCTTCTTTATATAAACTGCCATCTGTATATGATGTTGTTGATGCGTATCAGAATGATCCTGACTCAGACTTTCACCAGACAGTCGCTGACATGGCTCAGATACCTAGATCTCAAGCAAAGACAATCAATCTTGGTTTGTTTTATGGTATGGGTAAAGGTAAACTGCAAGCAGAACTTGGAGTAACTAAAGAAAAGGCAGCAGAATTATTTAACACCTATCATGCAAAAGTACCGTTCGTAAAACAACTCATGGAAAAAGCATCTAACAGAGCACAGGATCGTGGACAAATCCGAACATTGTTAGGACGACTGTGCAGGTTTCATCTATGGGAACCTAATAGTTTTGGTATGCATAAAGCCATGACTCACGAAGATGCACTCAGGGAACATGGACCAGGGATCAAGCGAGCTTACACCTACAAAGCGTTAAACAAACTAATACAAGGATCGGCTGCTGACATGACAAAGAAAGCAATGTTGGAATTATACAAAGAAGGAATTGTGCCGCACATACAAATACATGATGAATTAGATTTATCAATTGAAGATGACGCACACGCTAAAAAGATAATTGAAATTATGGAGCATGCTGTTACACTAGAAGTACCCAACAAGGTCGACTATGAGTTTGGCAATAATTGGGGTGAAATAAATGGATAGTTATTATGGCTTATTTGAATGCAAACATACCCGTAATAGAATGTTACGTTAGAGGTAATTACCTCAGAGATCAAAAAGATTCTCACGATAAATATTTTGAAGTAGGAGTGTTTGGTTTTAGTTCCATACCAAACAGAGTACCATTGTTTCATTTCTTGATGGAAGATGGTGGCTTATGGTGGCGAGCACCTATCTCAGCTTTCTGTACAAAACCAGGTGTAAAAGAATTACCTCTGGATGAATTAGTTATGTGGGACAGTTTTAGTTACAATGTAAGTGTTACAACTTTTTATGAATTAGCTGGTGCAACCATGCAATACACGTCAAGACGTAAAGTAAAACGTAAAGGTAAGTATTTATTTACAATTGACTGGTGCGCAGGAGACTTTAACGAATTAAATTTTGGTTATGCAGAGAAACCAGACCAGCATAAATGTGGCCATGTTCTTGAATTAGAGGACGGAAACTTCGCAATACAGCCCAATAATAGGCTTAAAATGTTCGATGCATCTATGGGTGTGGACCCATCAAAAAACTTGATTAACAGACTTGTAACAAGTAAGATATATTCCGTTGAAAATTCAGCTAAATGGATAACAGACGAGCATGAAGAAGGAAGTTATGACTATCAGCTGAGAAACTTGGAGGAAGAAGATGATAAATAAATACAAAGATAAATTTATGGTCTGGCAATTACACTACAGAACAGAAATAATATGTTTTGTAGCAGGATTTATAGTAGGAGCTATAGTAATATAATGATTAGAGCACTTTTTAGAAAGTGGGTTATAAGACCACTTAGAAATTTGAAACGAAAAATCTGGAATTAATTATGATAGAGGTAGCCAGGAATGAATTATTACTTTACAGGGGTATTGATTGTATTGTTTGTTCTGATGGCTTTCTTTATGGAGCCAGGTTATATTCCTAGATGAGCAATAAACCATTAAACATCGGAGAAGAGGCAAAGGTACAGATGCCGATGAAGACGGTCGCTAGTTTGATCGTTATCGTAG